GCTTAATGCCTGAGATCAATCATAAAATCGAATCGCCAATTTCTACTCCGTCAGGAGCCGATCTTGAGAAGCAGATCAAAGCGATCCTCGCGAAAACTGCACAAGAACGAGTTGAAGCCGCACAACCAAAAGAACCTGATTGGGCAACTCTAACAGAGCGGGATGCTTGTAATCCTGCGATTTATATTCCTGTAATCGATCACGCCATTCCTGATTACATGAATATGAAACTCAAAGATCCTGAGTATGAGGTTGTTTGGGCTAATAAGGATCAGCGTCGAGTTGGTCAGCTTCAGGCTGAGGGATACGAGCTTCTCAAGAAAGATCACGTACATCCTAGTTTCAAACTTCCACTTCTCTTCAGTTCTGAAGGGTTGTACGAATATCAGGATATTATTGCTATGCGAGTTCACAAACGTATTCTCTACGGTAAACGTCGTAGAGGACTTGAGCTTTCTCAACAACAGCTCAGGAATAATCGTAGACCGCCATCGACAAGGATTAAGGATACTTTTGATCTCTCAGGTACTCCTAGTCCTGAGTTTGGCACGTTCTGCGATCCAATGGTCTAAACCTCAACCTCGCAGCGAAGCAGGCGTTGCTCGAACATAAAGTTAAGGAGAGCATATGGCGGCAGCAAATCTTACCACCCATCTGCCTATTATACAAGTGCTGGAGAAGGCGGGTACTACGCCATATACCAGCTCTCAGCCGGAGGCGGCAGGGCAGACTTTTCTCTACGGCACGCCTGTACAACTCAATGGCTCAGGTTTTGTACAAGCCTGGGACGGTACGACTGTAACGGCTGGGATTCTAGGAGTAGCGGAATCCTTTGGCCTTAACCTCGGTACAGCAGGTGCGGGTGCTCCAGTACCGCCATTTGGTGGAATTACTGGAACCGACGCTATCGCAACTTACGGTACGGTTCCTAATCAGCCTCTTGGTGTGAACATTGCTATCGGTACGCCGGTATCTGATGGACGCACTTTGTATATGGAGCCGAATCAGGATAACATTTTCCAGGCTCTGTATGATAACTCTACTGGTACTGTTGCTGCTAACTGGACTACAACTCAGGCAACTGTTGGCGCTATTCTTGGTCTGACCAAGGATGCTAATGGTTACTGGTATGTGGATGGTGGCAAGACAGGTGGTAGTGCTGTTGTACAGGTTGTCGGTCTTCCTATGGGACCAGGACTTAACTCTCTCGTCAACTTCGTCTTTCTCACCGCCGCTATTCAGATAGCTTAATCGAAGGAGATCATCTATGCCTCAAGTAAGGGCAAAGTTTGCACAGTTAATGCAGCCGGGGCTGAGGAAGATTTACTTCGACAGTCTCGACAACCAGCTCAAAGCATCGGATTATCCAAAAGTTTTTCACGAAGTGGATTCCGACTCTGAGTATGAGCAAGAGCTTGAGATGGCAGGAATTTCAGTTCTTGTGGAAAAACCTGAAAATGCCTCAACCTCTTACACAGAGATGAAGCAAGGCGCCTCGAAGCGTGTGGAGCCGCTCACTTACTCTTTGGGTATTCGTACATCCAAGGAACTGTATGACGATGACAAATACGGACTTGTTGGTAAGAAAGGTCCGACTCTGCTTGCACGTTCCGCGGCGTTCACCAAGGAGATGATCGCGTGGAATGTGTTCAACCAAGGTTTTACCTCAGCGGTTACGACTTTTGACGGTAATCCTTTGTTCTACAATCAGCACGCACTCTTGGGCGGTGCGCAGGCTACAAACATTGCTCCTGGCGCAGCGGGTGTTATCTCTGCTGTGGGTACATATCCTAATCGGCCTCCGGTGGATGTGGACTTCTCAGTTGCAGGTTTGCAACTTGCTACTAATCATGCAGCGCGTATGATTGACAATATGGGATTCCCGATTCGGTTGAAGTGGGAAAATCTCATCACTCCTCCAGAACTTCGGTTTTTGGTTCGTGAGATTCTTGGCTCTCCTGGTAAACCGGGTTCGTCAGATAATGACATAAACTCGCTGCTGCCTGAAGATTACAAGAATCTTGAAGTTCCGTGGTTCAATAGTCCTAGTGCGTGGTTCTTGGTCGCGTCCAAGCAAGATCATGCACTTGAAGTCATTAATCGTGAATCTCCGACAACGGATTTTGACGATGACTTCGACACTGATGCTATCAAGCAGAAGACTCGTATGCGTGTTGCTGCTTGGTGCCCTCGGTGGCAGGGGGTATGGGGGACTCAAGGGCCGTAGGATTACAGCAACTCATCGCTGTGATAGTAAAGGGGGAGTCGATCCTGCTCCGCTCCCCCTGATACTCTAAGGAGTTCAAGTGACCTTTTTTGCACAGACCGGATTACGACATACACATCTTACAGGCCCGTGGCATTACTGTGATCGGTGCGGTAAGAAAACAAAGATCGCAGATATGAAATGGGAACGTGGTTTACTTCTTGGTCCAGAGTGTCAGGATTCTCATGGCATTCCGGGACTTCTGGGAGAGCGAGACGTTAGAATCGCGCAGGTTCTTACAGATGGAAAAGAAGAGTTTGTACCTGTAGAAAAGCTTCGTAATCCAGACTTTGCAGAAGAGGTTGAGGATTTTCTTGTCTAGAGCGCCGAGGCGCTGGAGGATTCAATGAGTTATACTGATGGAAGGTGGGAACAAGGTTCCTCGAACCCTGACCTCCAGATTTTTGTCGGAGCTTCAGAGTTTAAGGACGTAGCTGGACTCGCTACGATTGCAAGTGCTGGTGCTGGACTGCTTTCGTGGCATGTGCCTGCTACTGATGCGTCTACTTTTTTTGCTGATGTAACAGCTATGCTGAAGAGAACTGGCGTTTTTGCTGAGCCTCTTTGGAGTGGTTTTACAGGAACACTCGGTACTGGGACAGCTAATGCTGGGGCTTCGTTGGAGGCTTTCGGAACTGCGGCAGCTACACCTGGACCGTCAACTGTTGCTAATACTCGTGGACTCTCAGGTTTGCCTCCTGGGCATCCTCCACAACCTGCTGCCACACTAGCCACTTTAACAGGTGGAGTAAATGGCCCGCAACCAAAGGGCTTTCAGATTACCTCGATTGATGTGATCTATTCGGTGGCTACTCTTGCTGCGGCAGCGGCGACTGTCGGAGTTACTGATACCGTGTTTGTATCTGGTGCAGCACCGGTGGTCACGAACAGGATCGCTCTTGGTGCCAATAGTCTTCCGACTGCTATCGGTGGTGCCGCTGGTCCATATGTCAAGAATGTTCCAGTAACTGCGCCGGCTTTTCCAACTACCGCAAATACCGAGACAATCGTTAATGTTAACCTCACTGGTGGTGCTTCCGGAACTGTCGAGTTTTACGGCGTGGTTCTGTACGTAGCTTACAACCTCAACTAAGAAAGGAGTACCGAGATGGCGAACAGTTATTCAACTCGCATCTGGAAGATTACCGGTAATGAAACTACTCCTTTTGGAACAACAAATGTGAAGTTCAAAGGGGGCACCTGGACTGGTTTTAGTACAGATGCTACATTCTCAATCACGGATGAGGCTGGAGAAGTTACTACGTGGAAAGCGACAGCTGATGGTTCAGTAGTTAGTTTTACTGAATTAGGCTGGGTCTCTGGTCCGATGACTTTCACATTTACTGGAACAACGTACGGAGAAGTTAATCTGTTTCTGGGTGCTAAGTAGGAGTAAGCAATGGGCGCTATCAAAACAACAGAACTATCGAATGGTAATATCGGTCTTGAGATTACCTACGGTGGAAAAGAAGCTCCCTTCGGCGGCGTGGATACGTCTGCGCCGCCGGCTTATATTGATCCGACGTGTTTTACAAACTGCGATGGGTTTATAGTTATTGATAATAAGCTAGTCGTAGCATCGTTAAATCCTATCGCTGTACCAACTTTGTGGGGTGGGACTGCTGGAGTTACACTGCTTAAATTTGGTACGTTTTACAACTCTCTGACGGGTCAACTTAACTACGCTCTTGGTTATACTGCTACAGCTTTTGGAGTTTCTGGCACATCTCCTACGGGAGTGAATTACGAATTTTACATGACCTCGTGGAATCCATCAGCACCGACCGTACCTTTTGATGACAGCTATTTAGTTACTCTGTTTGATGCCTCTGCAGTTCAATTAGGCGCTTCTATTACACTTCCTTTAATTAATTCTCAGGCTGTTGGTTTAGCTACCTCATCAGGCGCTACTGGGAATATCACAGCTATTGTACAAAATCCCGCTGCTGATCCAGGCTATGGCGCTGTCTCAGCTATTGACATCACTGGTGGCACAGGTTATTTTGTAGGTCAAAACCTGGTAATCTGGCAATATTATTATGGTGCTCCTGAGCAATCTGCTACGGATAAAGTAGCGACTATTGGTGGAAGTGGAAACATTCTTACGACTACTTTGACATCTGGTGGCGGCGGCAGTGACTACTCTCCTGCGTACACTATAGGCGCTGCTACTATTGAAGCTAGTTCAGCAGCTTTTTTAGGGCTCACTATTAGTGGGCCTTTGAGTGGTGTAATAAATTATACAGTTTCTGTCTTTTCTTGCGGTCAATATGTACCTGATGTAATTGCGGCAATGGTCAGTTCGATGGCTGGTAATCTTGATGTTACTGCCTCTTCTTCTGCTGATGGCCTGTCTTTAGTTATAACTGCTCTGGCCCTTGGATCCGCAGGAAATGCAATAACTGTGAAAGATACTTCGACAAGCTCAACTCCTTCATTGCCGCCGACATTTTATTTTCCAGCTAGGCAAGCAGTTAATCTACAAGGTGGTCAATTAGCTGTAACAGTAGAGGCGCCGAGAAGTCTCACACCACCTGCTTCAGTTACTGAAGTTGGTGGAACACTTTATATAGCTAATCTTGGACCGCTAGTTCTCAAGTATAGTGGACCAGGTTTTTTAAGCGTCTCATCAGCGTATCAAGGTGTAGCGGTGATTAAGAAATTTGCCGGTTCACTGATTGGGCTTAGAATTAAACCTCAACTCGGTACATATGGTCAAAATCAAGATATGATTTTTGCCTGGACTGTTGCAGGTGCATTGGATGAGTGGAACCCTGTAAATAAGGCTGGAAATGTTACTGGAGCAGGATTTGAACAGCTTGCAGACATTGGAGACTATCTTACAGGTTTGATTGTGTCGAATGGAATAGCTTTTATTATTCGTTCGCAGGGTGTGTCATATGCTACGGCTACAGGAACTGCTACAGCTCCATTTAACATCACTCACCTTGGACTTGGTGACGAAGGAGAAGGTGCACAGATTACACTTTTAGTTTGTCAATATGATCAAACCGGCGCTTTTGTCAGCAATACAGATATTTATCAAGTCTCAAGTTCTTTGAGTTCGATTGGTGCTAAGATCAAGGCAAGCTTTTTTAACACTGTTGCTACGAATACTTCTAATCTTTATGCAAGCGTTGCTTGTGCAACAACGCTATCAAATCAAGTACCGTTATTCTTGTTTCTTGTTGGAAAGCTGATTTATATCTACAACGCCTCAAATGCCACATGGCAGACGGTGACACTTAATATCCCGTTGGCAGACATAGCGTATCTTGATTTGAGCGTACTTACAACGCTTGATACATTTTCATCGTCGAATCAGTTTAATCAAACATTTCCAGTGTTAGCAGTTGTGTCAACAATCGGGACGACCAGTTTTTATCAGTTATCCAAAGGTGTCGCAAATTCTACAGCAGTATCAAACAGTTCAAGTGTAACTTTTCCAGTTGAAGAAGTTTCGTTTGGTAGAGATATTACAATAGATGGTTTGTATGTGTCTCTCTTGGGTAATCTTACTGAAAGCGTGACCTTAAACTTTGATTTCAACGGGGAAATTTTTAGTTCTCTTACAATACCTGCGGGTGATCTGAGCCTTGTTACTCCGACTGAGTTTCAACTGTTCCCAACTTC